ACGAGCCATACTTTCGGAGGCGTTGTAAGTATCGTTCAGCAGAGGTTTCCAGCCATACTTGATTTCTAACCAAGTGGAAGCTGCAAACTCTCTCCCGGCGCGCGTAACATTGCCGGTCCTTATAGCTTGCTTACGAGTCGAATTACTCCGACGAATAAGTGAGCGATAATGCGGACCGCTTCCAGCTCCAAGAGCTTGAAAGGCACTAGGTATATCAAAACGTTTCAGATGCCGCATAGTGGTAGCTAGTCGAGTTGCGGTGGCACCAACCATTGTAAGTGCTTTGGGCAATTCTGCACCAGAGACTGCAAGGTTGAATTCACCTTCCTTGATGTTAGCATACACACCTTCTGTTGCCTTAGCAATTGCTTCGGCTTTCATCTCCTCGACATTCCCGTAGCAGACGGTTCTTCCAGAACCACCTACTCCGGTAAATGAAGCTGTCTGACCCGATTTATTAAGCGGGCCTTTGGTTTCATTACGAGTTGATGACAGTACGGCATACGGATTAGTAGGCAGTACTTCCCCACGCGCTATTTTTCCACGATAGTCAGGCGTCGAAGCCCGATATTTTGCAAGAACACGAGTGTATGTTTTAAATGCACCGGTGTCTGCTGTATCAGTTTCTTCGACGTTGACGATTTCGGTTAGGATTCTAGACATGGTGAAGCTCCTACTAGCTCGCTACCCTTAGGGATCACGAACGTTACGAGGGATGATTTACGACGAACCCGTATAGCCTTTAGACCTGCGATGTGATACCCGAAAACCAGCCGTTTTGAAGTAGTAACCAAAACAGATGGTATCTGGTACACAGCGTCGATCCAAGACCGGTACTGGTTAGAAGTATCACCTTCGTTATAGTGCAGTATTCCGGCACTACTAGAAGTTAGAATAACAGTCTGAAAGCACAATGGCCCATCAGAAAGTTTCGCTGAACACCAAACCCCAGCTCGTGAGAGCGAAAGGTTTATTAAAGTGTTTGACGTTTCTAACAGATTGGCGTTGTAATCTTTCATAAGTTATTTCTCCTGGTAATGTGCGAAATTGCACTAGCTAGACCCAATCCTCAGAAATGAGTGTAGACGTGAAAACGTCATAGACCCCCTTCCG